CACAGGTACGTGAACCCCAGAAGCGAAAGCCGCCGCGCTTAATCAGCGTGGTGATACCGTTGCTGTTAAGCTCGTCTGCGTCCGTATCGGTGCCCTGAAGCGACCAGTACACATCAGCGGAAATACCCAGCACGTTATTTACAACCACGTTAGAAATGGTTTTGTGCCAGCCCTGCTCAGCGTCAATTTTTGCACGCAGGCCGATAGCGTATGCGGTGGCGGGAATGGTTTCGTTTTTGGCGCTCGCAGAGTTGTAAGCAATGAATGACGGCCAGATGATCATCAGTTCGCGCTGAGCAAACGTCTCGCGATAGGCTTTTGCCTCGGCGATGGTGTTGCAGTTGTACGCGCTGATATAGGCGAATGCGCGGAGATTTTCCGCAATGACGCCCAGCTGTGCGGCAACGGCTTCGGAATCCAGTCCCGGAACGGCCAGCACACGTGGCGTTTCGCCAACACTTGCCGGTGCTGAAAGCAATGCGAACATGCCTTCATAACGGCCAGCAGAATTTACGCCGCCAATGATCAGTTGTTCCTGAGTTGGAGCAGCTTCGCCATCTGCTGGCACATAGGTTGAAGCATCCGGCACGCGAATAACGACAACCTTCGGGCTTGCCTGGTCAGAAATCGCTTTCAGGGTGGTATGCAGCGTGCCTTTTTTACCGGCTTTGCCAAGTACGCTGCTCACGCGGGTTACAAGTACCGGCGTGTTAAGTGGAAACGTTGTCGCGTCTGCGTCATCCGCGATACAGATCACACCAATAGTTGATGTGTCGATATCACGGATAAGCGTGCTGAGGTCGGTAGTTTCCGTCGTCTTCACGCCGTGGTGATAAGTGTCGGTCATGGTCTCATTGCCTCTCGTTGATGAGTGAATTAATCATCAACTTCTGCCGGCATGAATTCACGCGCCGGAGGTTGTCACATCCCCCTTACAACCGGTGCTGGCTGGCGAAACTCTCGCGCACGCGGGAGGATGCGACAGGGGGAAATTATGCTGAATATTCTGGATAACGATTTAACGCCACGACCTGCTTATCGGCTGACGATTGACGGTGCAGTATCCGCAAATCTGGATGCGCGTCTGATGTCGCTGACGCATACCGATAATCGTGGGTTTGAGGCTGATCGCATTGAGCTGACCATTGATGACTCTGACGGTCTGGTATCGATGCCGGCACGTGGCGCAAAGGTCACAGTGGCCTTTGGCTGGCAGGGGCAGCCACTGGTAAGCAAAGGGGAATTTGTTGTTGATGAAGTCTCGCATCAGGGGCCGCCTGATCGACTTATTGTGACGGCACGCAGCGCGGATTTCCGCGACGATTTCAACGTGAAGCGTGAGTATAGCTGGCATAACGTGACTACAGGCTATGTGGTATCGGCTATTGCGGGGCGCTATGGACTTAAGCCGGTGGTGAGTGTATCGCTGAAAGATATTGGTATTGACCATGCTGACCAGACAAGTGAGTCAGATATCAGTTTCCTCACGCGAATGGCGCAGATGCTGGGCGCGGTTGCCACTGTAAAAAACGGTTCACTGTTGTTCATCGTGCCGGGTAAAGGTGTGTCTGCCAGCGGGCGCGTGCTGCCGGCCATCACCATTACCCGCGCAAGCGGTGACAGTCATTCATTCCGGGTGGCAGACAGGGATGCTTATACCGGCGTGCAGGCTTATTGGCTTGATCTCAATTTCGGGAAGAAAAAGCCCACCACGGTAAAGCGCCGGCGGAAAAAGAAAAAGGTGGAGACTGCGCCTGCTTCCAGCAAGAAAGAGGGTGACTATGTTGAGGGTGCTGAAGGTAACGTGTTCGTGATGCGCCAGACGTATAAAACGGAACGGGCGGCCCGGCGAGCTGCTGCGGCAAAGTGGAATGAACTTCAGCGCGGTGCGGCGGAATTTAATATCACCCTGGCACGCGGACGCGCGGATTTGTTCCCAGAGCTGCACGCCAACGTGTCAGGCTTTAAACCTACGATTGATGCCGCTGACTGGGTGATTAAACGGGTAAATAACACCATTGATGAAAACGGCTTTATTACCGGGCTGGAACTGGAAGTGCGGATAACGGACTGGGATGCTGAGCAGTCTGATGAAAATTCTGAATAGATTATAAATCAGACATCTCCTAAACTAGGCGGCGAGTTTAATCAGAAGTGGTGAGGTCTTATGTTCACCTGCCCAAAGTGTAACGCCGCCGCAAGAACCCGTACCAGCCTGATGCTCAGCAAAGAAACTCGTCGCAGCTATCACCAGTGCACGAACATGCTGTGCGGGCAGTCATTCACTACTCTGGAGAGTGTAGAAAATTACCTGAACAATGTGACTCCTTCCGCCAAGGCACACATCATACCGGAAGGTGTTTTTCCGCGCTCCAATTATGGTGAAAACCAACTAACCCTTTCACTCTGAAAATCTGACCCCGCCTAGCGGGGTTTGTCTTTTGCAAAATTCCGACAAATGCTCGATTAATCATTCAGGTAATGCCGATGGCTATAAGGGAAAATTACGATGCGACAGAAAATGATGCTCATTCAGGTATATGAACCCGAGAGAGAACATTTCATTGAAAAACATAATTTTTTTGTCAATGAATCAAACAAAAGAATCATTAGTCAGTTTTCTGACATCGAAGGGGATTCAGATAAGTTTGCCGATGATTGGTTAGACTCATCACAACAATACTTTGATCCTGAATATGATGATGCTGGCTCATTTTATGAAAGGGCAAATGAGAAGGCTTTAGAACATTATTTTTTACTCAGCGATATGAAAAAAAATGCCATATTAGCTATGACCGCATCAATTTTTCATCATTGGGATAAAACATTTAGAGCTTGGATGGTAAAAGAGTTAAGATTTACGACGGATAAAAAATCAGCTGATGAAATCTGGAATGCATCACTCCCAAAAATTGCTGGTTTTTTTAAGCTTCATGGATGGGACATGGCTGCCGAACCTGCCATGAAAAAGATTATGGTGCTTCAGGAAGTTGTTAATGCATATAAGCATGGAGAAGGTAGATCATTTAAAAATCTCACCGAAAATCATACAGAATATCTTGACGACTATCTTAATCAGATGAATGTTGATGAGCCCGGAAGATACAAAGCTAGGTATGAAAATCTTTGCGTTAGTGAGAAGCAGTTCGCTGAATTTGCAGATGCTATTAGGAGCTTCTGGAATGCAATCCCGGCAGCGTTGTATTGGCGGGAAAATGAAGAGTGATCCAATCAAATGGCCCCTCATAGAAGGGGCGCATTTTAATCATGTGCTCAGTCGGTGGACGTATTTTTTATTTATGGCTTATTGCTAATGTCACAACAATCAGGGCAAGTGTGTGTTCCTTCTCCAAGCCATGAACTCATTTCTTCTTCAGGCCATTCCGATCCACATACGTCGCAAGTTACTTCGATAGAACCAGAATCTTCAGCGCCGCAAAGTGTGCAACGATATCCTGTAGGGGAATCATGATTTGTAATCATTGTTTCATGCCCACAATAATCGCATAAATACTCTTTCCAATTGACGAAATCCATAAATTTTGGCCTAACTCCACGGAAAGCTTCTTTTCTGGCGTCAGCTACATCCAAATGACTTTCATGAATATTATGTTCGTATTCGTCGCATAAAATGTTGTATGTTTTCGAAACTTCCTCTGTAACCTCTTTATCTAAATCATATAGGCTAAAGATGTCCGATATCTCAGATAGTCCTCTGACTAAGCGCCCCATAGCCAAACGGACATATTTCACAGTGAATGCGAATTCGTAATGCTCGATTGCATTACGTAGCTCTTTCATCCAGGTAATATCATCTTTTAATTCTTCATCAATAAAATCAACTGATGTTACGCTGCACTTTTCGCATATTGCCATCGAGAGTGCGTCATCTAGAGTAATGGTGTGAGGATTGGGGAAGTCTTTAATAAGATTTTCGAAGTTGAAATCCTCACCCTCCATCTTAATAAATGCTTCGAGTAGATTTATTTCTTCTTTTTTTGCGCGGGTTTTTACTGCTTTAAAGCACTTTGTGAATATTAGATTTTCATCCAGTGTCTGGATGTACATTTTCATCGTTAATTCAAAGCAATGAGATAAATGAAGTATGGCGAATTTAAATGCCTTGTAGTCACCATCTTCACCTTGTTTAAATTTCCTAATTGCCTCATTAAAGCTATCTAAAGCGTTAGATTTAAGGTCTAGTTTA